TGTATTTTACAGGATGATATATGATGTCATCACTGATGCTTTTGATCGACGACAATGCTGTGCCGAATGTGGTTCGCAACGATTCGCTGGTAGGAGCCACTGGTTCAGTATCTGTTCCGCCTGCAAGATATGTTCTATAACTTTCGTCATAGCTTCTAATCAACAGATATATGTCAATGATGTTGCTGGTCGAAGGGTCTATTCTTCTATCTACGCTGGCATTATGGAGGTATTGAAATTTTAAATTTCTTCTACCAATTGCTGCTGTGTATTCGTTAGCGATAATCAGCGTGTTAGTAGTACGATCTACTCGTTTTACAATGTCTTCGGCAGAGTCATAGAAATATATCAACTGCTGGTCTGGATAGGTCACAGTATCGTTGATATCAATCCCTGCTTCTTTTGGTCTGATCAGGATAGTGTCATTTGAATTATCTATCAAGGTACGAATTTTTGTTCCGTAAATGTCGTTGGATGTTAGGAAAAATAAAAAATTTAAATCCTGATTTAGACCAACAATGTTTTCAAATGATTCCGGATTGTCTATAACACCGTCATCATCGGAATCTCTAAAACTCAATTTGATTTCGTTGGTACTTTCGTAACCGTCATCAAATTTTATTGTGTCGCTGACTTCAAACGGAACATCTTGTTTTAGCTGAGTAATAAAATCTTTTGAAGTGTTAATTCCCAACACTGTGATTTGATCCTTAACTACTGCTCCTACTTGATCGTTATATCGTTTTTCATTGCTGTCGAAATAGAATCTATTTTGATTTAGACTTCCGAAAATATAGGACTGTTTTCTAATCCTAACTATGTAACTGTCAGGCTGTTTTACAAATGCTACAATCCACGAACTATCAATATTAGTATTAGTAGTGTCTCCGGCTTTACCTAGAGTAAAATCATTTGTGAGATTTAAATTACTAGACGTTATTAATTTCCATTGAGATTCTGTGATCTCATATCGTAGTGCAAAGGTTTGATTATCAAATACTTGATTGACAATCTCAGTCTCTAGGGCCACAGGCAAATCGCTGACGAATCGTGGAACTATCCGTTGAGCAATAGCGCCCGTCGGAACAGTTTCATTGAGAGTGATCGGTCCTAGACCTTTGACATAGCTGCCATCGCCTGTGATTTTAACAATTTTTGTCCAGATGTATTCTGTTTGGTCAGCATCATTGGCATTGGCGATTACTAATTTACCTTTTTTAAATCTGTATCCTGTAGGCGGTACAAATTTTACAGCTGCATTAATCAAAGCATATTTCAAATTGCTGGTAGAATAACTGCCTACTCTAAGTTGAGAGTTGTCAATGATATTTTTAAAATACCCTGTGCTGATTGTCGAAGTAACTGATTGCCATGTTGTGTTAACATCGGTAAACAGAATCTTATCAAAGTTTGTGAAATAGAAATTATAAACTTCAGCCTCAGTGAACACTGGTTCTATTCTTCGTCTTATAAAATTAATAATGTCTATTCTGCTGGTAAATTTAAATGACAGTATCGATTCGTCTTGTTGCTTATAAATGTATCCATCGTCGCCGAAGACGTTTATACTGCTGTACTTGCCTGTGGCATCAAGGATATCAAAATTTCTACTGATTCCGCTACTGGTTCTGTTTACTGCTTTAATTTTTACTATGTTCTGTGATCCCAATAATGGTGCGAGGTTATAATCTTCTGCGGTAATCATTCTGTTCTGAGTGTAATAGACTGCAGGGGCGTTGGCACGGATATTGTCTATGTCTTCTGATGCCGCTGAATTTGCCACAGTGCTTTGCAGGGCCAAGCCGATGGTCAGCGTGTGTTCAACATTGTTTTTATTTCTGTATGTCACAGAAATGTTGATGCCCCTTAATTCGTTGGGGTATATGGTGTACGACAACCCGTTACTGGTTCTATAAAATACTCTAAAAGCTCCCTGCGGCAGATTGCCGTAGACTCCGTCAGCAAATACAAGATCAATGTTATCATTTTCTTTGGTATTGATAGCATAAATGTTACGTATATCTTGTGTCACACTGTTATACGCGATGTTGTTGCCTACCAGTGATGATACCTTGGTCCATTCTTCCAGCTGAGCACCTTGTGAATTTAAAGAAAACAACCATACATCGTCATTGTTGATATTACCAGCGTCGACAGCAATTTTTTCATTGGTAGTTGGAACATCTACTGCAAAGTCTGCTAATTCTAATGTGCCTTGTTTGAACAGCAAAAAGAATCCTGTGTTAGCACTGCTAGGTCCTGACCCATCATTTCTATAAACAAATCCCAGTTGGTTACCTGGCACCGGTGGCTCTTCGTAAATATTCTCGCTGTTTTTAAACGCAGTACTGACTATTTCAAAATTTACACCTCTGCTGGCCACAGTTTTAGAGAATGAAAATAATGGCACATCGGCAGTGACTGTGCGGAATCTGTACTGTTCTGTGGGAATCCCTTGGATGGTAGCAGAGCCTTGACTACGACCAAATTCTGTGTTATCTGCCATAGCAGAATTTAACACAGTGAGAAACTGCTCTAACCAATTAGGATTAGTAGGGTCGTTCCAGGTAATTAGTTGTTGCGCAAGATTTTTTCCATTACTGTCTATAATAGTGTCAGTGGTAGAAATAGTTGTAAACTTTAATAGTCCGTTAGCTGCTACAGTGCGTTTAGCATTGTAACTAAGCATACGAGCAATTCTCAGTACGCTTTCTTTGGTCTCAGCTAACTCGATGAAATTTTCGCGGCTGGCAAGATCTATACGGAATGCGAGACTTTGTCCTAGAAATGCCACGGCATCTATCAATGCCATATACTCTGACGATTCTATGTAATCATTAAAGTCTTCTGGATAATTTTCACGAAGGTATGTGATAATAACTCTTCGCAGATTTTCAAAGTCGTAGCTACGGAAATCAGCGTTTCTAAACGTCTGATAGATCCGTGTCCAATCTTGATTCAGTATGAGATTGTTTTGTCTGCTGGTTGTGGTCATACCAATATTTACCCTTAAAAATAAACTGCTTAGTTAATTACACTGTTGTTTTTATCAAAGTTCATGGTCATACGTTCTGTGATATTAAACGGAATATACACTAAATCTGCCTGTATGCGCATGCCTTGATCTGTGCTGTCTATGTTGATTTCAGTGACTGCAAATCTAGGATCGTAGTTTATGATAGCTTCTACATCCTTGGCTATGATCTCTTTGACATCGGGAGTAAATGGTTCAAACAGCATGTCCCAGATCACTGTGCCAAATTCTGGATTTTCTAACTTTTCGCCCTTGCGGATATAAAAATGATTGATCAAATCCTGCTTGACAAGATTGATATCATAGAGCTTGAAGTTCTTATTGGCCTCTTTGCTGCTGAACCCTTTGTAGGTAAATTGCCCTTGATTCTGCGTCACTGTAGCAGATCGCTGAGCCGCTGTTTGTTGATTGTATAATCTTGTAGCCATAATTAAATGTCCCTGTCCGTCTTATCCGGAGTTAATAAATTAGGTGCTCGGTGCTCGTGCAATGCCCATGGTTCATGCATAGGAATACGCTTCATGAAGCTTTTCACAATACCAGCTTGATAACGCTTGTCCCATCCTGCTGCTGTGCTGGTAGCAGGATTATCTCTAAGATCATACGGTTTCACAAAATCAGCAGCCTCAGCAGTTTCTGCGTTGTTTGGCCCATTGAAATTAATTTTAGTGCCGTTGAGTTTAACTTCAGCACCACTACCGACGTTAATATCTGAGACAGAGCTAATTTTAGTTTCTGCTCCGGACGCGATGTCTAGATCGTTGTTAGTAGATATTTTAGTCTTGGCGCCTACTAATATATCAAGATTAGCACCTACTGTTAGTTTAGCATCTGAATTGATTAAAAACTCCATGTCGGTGGCGATTTCCACATGCCACTTGCCTGTTTCGGTTCTCATGTTGATGTTTCTACCTGCTTCTAGATTTATATCTCGAGCAGCACGTATGTTGAGATCTTGCTGAGTATGAATACTAATACTGTCTTCGGCAAATATATCTATCTTGCCGTTGCTGGTAAGCTCTATCCATGCCGTGCCGCGAGCATTGGCAATGTAGATCAAATCTTCTGAATTGTGCATCAATATTTGATGACCAGTTCTAGTCCGTACTCTAAAATATTCACTGGCTGGAATAGTTGCAGATCCAGTGTCACCTTTTTTCTGATTGGCAGGATCTAACAAATCGATATATTTTACTGGGCCTTCAGCAGCAGATTTTTCTCTGTGAAATCTATCATTGCCATCATCCATTACCAGCTGTGTGCCTCCCAGCCTGCTCACTGGCACTGTGGCCAGACTGTCTGCTTTACCTATCTGTTGTTTTTTTGCGCTGGCTCTACGATCAAGGGGTCCAGGTGTACTAATACCAAACACCATGCTAGGCGCTTCTCGTCTTGGCGACGAAGTAGTAAATCCTCTAACATCATCTTCTAACAGTCCCTGTTCAAGAAATCGATCTGCGATAGGATGCACTACTCTGGGATATTTTTCTGGATCAGTTTCTTGTGTTTCTCCGTTAATACGTTTGTTAACTTCAGCAACAGGCAAAGGCAATGAAGTGTTACCATATCTTTTTTTATCTTCAGCGTCAAGACTGTTTACTGTACTACCAGCGATGGCCGGTACCATGTGATTAATATTAATGCCAGGTACACAAGCGAACCAATAGCCCGCTGCGGGGTCTCCGTTCACAAACAACACTAATACGTTGACTCCTACGTCTGGTGGGACAAACCACATGCCGTATGATTTTTGTGTGTCGCTGAAGCCGTCAATTGTTGATTTAGTTCCATCATTATTCCCCATAAACTCAAATGGAGTGTATCCGAAAAACGGCGATGCATATTTCACAATAAATGTCTGGCTGTCATCGCCTGCGGTGTTGGCTTGATCTTTCAGCAACGTGACTTCGATTGATCCCATAAATGAAGGATCAAGGTGACTGATAACTCTAGCGATATATATGCCTGTGGTTAACCCGCCGCTTCTGTCCGAGTCGTTAACTGACGGTCTAGATAATTCTGCCATTAATTTTGTCCTAAATCTCTGTAATATCTAAATCCTACCACACGAGTTGGCTGATTAGATGTAGTAGTTGTAGCCCGTTGACCGCTGCTAGATGTGCTGTTAGCTGAATCAGTGCCGGTTACATTTGTAGCAGTGCCTGTATCAACTGGAGATGTTTTAGGCGGTTCTTTGTCGCCTATCTCAATAGCAGGTGTCGACTCTTTGTCTATCACCGATGCTTTGTCTCCGGTGATAGTTTCATTGACTTCCGGTCCTTGTGGTCCTGGCATTCTTATGCATTTTAGTTTCTGTTTCCAATTACCGTCGTTGAATTGATTTTCACAGCTGACGATCCTATATATACCGCCAAATGGGCTTTCCTTACCTGCAACTGAAAAATCATACAGTCCTGTTAACGTGTTAACATCGGCTGGTGTTCGCAACGATATGTAGATATAGACATTACCGCTTTCATAGTTCATTGTGCCGTCGTCGGTAATCTGAGCAGTAGGGCTGGCTGCGCCTGTAAAATAGTTAGACATACCCGAATCTATCAACCAGTAAGGATCACCCAGAACTTCAAGATTAATGGTCACCATGTCTGCGCTGCTGCCGCTGATAAATGCGTCTTGAAAATTTTCAGCTACGTTTTGTTCCACGCTTTTGTTTTCTGTGCCGCCCTTATACCCTTTCAATAGTCTAGGATCACGTTTAGGTCTAGCTCGGCCAGTCTGTGCTGACTGCACTTCAGTAGCTTGCCCCTTACCTGTTCTAGTAGACGACGGTCGAACTTCTGCTGCTTTTTGATCTTGGTTGCCAGTGTTTGCAGCCTCTGCTTCTGGCTTAGGATTAGCGCCTGCATAAAACAAATTGTTGATTTCAATGTTAAAACTAAGGATGTCAACGTTTTGACCTGTATAGATGTATTGATATTCTTTAACTACATCTTTCATTAGTTGAGCATATCCGATTGGTGCCGAAGTAGCATTAGCAAATATACTCTGATGCACGAAATACGGTACTACTCTATAAGTGATTTTCTTGGCATAGTCACCAGTTAGCTTGTCAAATTTCAACAATTCAATCTGCACATCTAGCTTGAACCATTTGATAAATCCCTGCGGGGTAAGAAATTTAGGTTCCAGTGCTTCAGTAGCGTACTCTGAACTGAGAATCACTTGATTGATAATCGAAGTCAGCGACTGGCTTTGACCAAATTGAAACGCTCGAGTTTTAGGATCTATGGTCATGCCATCTCGAATCAGCACTCCTGTTTTTTCATCGTACTGATCACCGGCACGTTTGAAAACTGCTCGTCCTCCTGATGATTGGTTGAATCCTAGGCTGGCCGATGCTATGCTGTTCTTATCCAGCAACTGTGGGTCAGTCTTGATCATAGAGGACTGCACCGCAGTTTTTTTAGTATCGGTAGCATTAGGATCTACTGTGGCTTTTTTTATTTCTGCTTGATTTCCTGCTGAACTTTGCCAGTCACTGGAGAGTATAGGAAACTGAATGACATATTCATCCATTTCTGTGATTTTTCCTTCAGCTTTTAGTTTCTTTTCATTGTTGTTGAGATAAGCCATGAGACTGGTACTGCTGCCTGATAGAAGATCAAACACGTGGCCGTTACCACTGGCAGATATTTTAACGTCACTGTAAGTGGTATTAATAGAATCTGAAAATCCCTGATGATTATAGGGTATGGCTTCTACCTTGTAAACACTGCCGCCTTCATTGACTGTGAATTTCGTAGAGGACAGTTTCATCACAAAATACTTTGGTTTGATTGTAGATAAATTCTGTCCTAGTTCATTAAATCCTTGAATATCCATCTTCAGCACAAACGGTGCATTATCTAAGTAACTGAGATATCCTGCTTTGACTGCTGCTGTTTGCATGCTCTGCAATAGCAATCCCATAGAATGAGGTTCAATAATATCAAATGAAAATTTCACCGCATTACTGTTGCCTGTGGCTTCGTTGGCGCCTATCACTGTCTGCATAACAAAGTTGTTGACATAGTATTCAGGCGATCCAAAGAATGTAGCTACTCTGTCTGCATCGAATCTGCCAGCAGACGAAAAAACCAAATTCTTTAATGCTCTAGGACTGTTACGATATAGTTTTGGATCGTTGAATTGCTCAGGAGTCAAACAGGCCATGGTCCACAAAACGTTAGAGCTGGCGAACACTTCCATGGGGTTTTTAACCAGTGAGGGAAGATTTTTCTTTGCTGACGCAGCTGTGGTGTTTGATTTTGTTTCTTGTTTAGATGCACCGTCTTTGATCGGGTCAGATGGGCGTGGCGGCACTTCTTCGGTCTTTCTAAATGCGTAACCTATTGGAGTAGAAATATTCGCGGGAGTAGCTATAACTGCCGAGCCGTCGGGCTTAAACGATACGCCGAATCCTTCAGGAATAAATCTTGCTACCATTTAGACTCCTAGAAACTTTTGTAGATTTGTTTTCTTAGGAAGGAATATCTTTCAGTACACTCATGTTTCTCTGTACAAACACCCACCATAGTTTTGCACTTCCATATATATCGTAGGCCAACAGATCGGGTCTGTGTCTATATTGATTTTCTATTACATATCTAAAATCATCCGGTTCAGATGGAACTGGTCGGATCTCTAATAGATCAAGATAAAAGTTGTTTTGTCTAGTGTCGGCCCATGGACTGGTTTTAGTGTAGTTGGCCATTAGATATATCCTACCTCTTTGTCGCCGGACATTTTGCCTCTTGCATAATCTTGTAAGCTGAATTTTCTCAGTCCTTGTCTGCTGTATACCGGTGCCACTACTACTGTAATAGTGCTTAGGATTGGTACCCATGTGTATTTCTGATTGTTAAACGGATCACACTGTATGTAATTAACGTCGTCTTTGAAATCCACAGAGAAAGATTTTATAATTACAGGCACCTTGTCAAACACATGACTGCCGTAGCCAGTAAGGTTACAGATGATTGGCGGATTACCAGCAAGGTCGCCTTGCCCAAAAAACATCTTTGTGGCAGTCTTAAAAAATGTTGTAGCAGCTATCCAGTATGCAGCATCTGCTTTGGTTTCGCAGCTGAACTCTCCGCTAATCGAAATGTCATCTACCACGCTGTTTTTGTAACTGTACTGCGAGTAGTTAGCATGGGTGATAGGTATTGTGTTGTACTCTGCTTTGGTGCTGACTGTGATGTTAGGCATGTACGGCCACACAACCCCTCCAGTCTCTTTAAGTACTGAAAACAAAGGACTATTAAAAATATTCCACTCACAGTTTATGCGTACACGCCAGTCATCTTTAGATCCTGCGTTCAACTGTATTGCCTGCCCCTGAGGCATAAAAACTTGCGCTCCCTTTGGAATGTTGATTCCTCTTTTCAGACTAAGTATGTTGTTGAGCATACCTGCTGCTCCACTGATACTGCCGGCAACTTTCATTAGTCCGCCTGCAAGATTACCGCCAGTGAGTTTGTTGATTGTTCCGGAGATATCTGCTGCTATGTTACTGGTTGATCCTGCTACTGATCTCAATTTATCTACAGCGCCGCCCAATGCACTATTCACTGTGACATTGCCACCCATAGCACTGTTACCGAAGTTTTTTGCATCGCCTGCCAGTTGGCTTAGACCTGATTTTGCACCAGCTGCTAGGTCGGAAACTTTTTCATCGAGTTTGGTTTTTTCCATAAGCGATGATGCATCTTGCAACGCTGCCTGGCCTTCATTGGTGGCTTGGCTAACACTTTCTGAAATACCAGCTACTAACTGTGAAAAAGGAGATGTAGGATTGCTGCCTGGACCCGATGACGGTTTTCCTGATCCTCCAAAGCCAAACGATGCTGTTAACCGTTCATTAAGAGATCTATTATTAGCCACCTGTGCGGCAGTAATACCAGTAGGGTCGCCGCTGGCACGATTGATTCTGTCAGCTTCTTCTTGTGGTGTTTCAGGATAAGACTTACGTGCCATTTTGAGCAGATTTCCTTGTCATATAGACTATTTATTATGATAAAAATGTGCTATTATATAACTAACCGTGGAGAATTCTAATTGACAATCGTACCTAAAATTAAGTATCTAACCAACAAAGATCTATTAAGAGAGATACATCTCAGTAAAAATACCTATTGTAGTTTCACCGATCCCGCATACAGCGAATATGATCTAATCGTTACAACCTTGGAAAAACTGAACATACGTACCATAGCAGAAGCCAAAAGAAACAGAGCATCTAAAATGGCAAAGGCTGCACATGAAGCGGCCGTAACAGCAGCTGGTAAAAAAATGCCTGCTAAAGAATTTGAAGTAGATTATCGCAAGGTACAAAAACAGGATCTAGTGTTTCGAGTGATGACCTTTACACATGTACCGTTGGCACCGGGTCGCAAGAAGACTCTCAAAAACACTGCTGACAGTCATGACAAGGTTAACTTTCCACCGTTTCAGCATTGGAAATATGACGCCAACGATAATCTTGTATGCGTGGGCAAAAGCCATTGGAAAGGTGATCTTGATCAAGGGCAGTTCTCCAAGGATCACGGACAAATGACCAATAATTTGGCTCGCATGTTTATCAAACTCTGCGAACGCTATGCTACTCGTGGCAACGTCAGAGGCTACACTTACAATGATGAAATGAAAGGGCAAGCCATTCTTCAACTAACTCAAATAGGACTTCAATTCGATGAGAGTAAATCTGATAATCCTTTTGCTTACTATACTGCTGCTGTCACTAATTCATTCGTTAGAATTATCAACCTTGAGAAGCGCAATCAAAACATTCGAGACGACATTCTCGAAATGAATGGTATGAACCCAAGTTGGACTAGACAGAACAGCAGTAGCAGTGGTACAACTTCCGGACCAGTTAGTATCAGTTCAACTATTCCACTTATCGAAGATTGAGCTTGACTTCTAACTCTAAAAAGTGTATTATTAATCTATGAGTCTATTCAAGAAAGCAGCATGTTTTACCGATATTCATTTCGGACTTAAAAGCGGTAGTCGTACACACAATCAAGACTGTGAAAATTTTGTGTCTTGGTTCTGTGACACTGCCCGAG